ATGTACGGCACCGGCGACACCGTTCCCGCCTGGGTCTGGGCCTGCGGCATCATCGGCCTGATCGCGCTGGCCCTGGCCATGCTGCTGGGCAAGCGGAAGAGGAGAACCAACTGAACCAACTGACGATAAAGGCGCCGGACGAAAGTCCGGCGCCGGATTTTTTTGGGACGATGCGTGTTTTGGAGGTACCTTTATGGCAATGCCGTCAAGTCCAGGAGCATCGGTTTGCTGCCGTCCCCAAGGTCAACAGGTATGACTCTCGTTGACGCCTCCACGTTATGACGACACAAAGGATTCATTGTGCCGTGTAGAAAGCCTCCGTTTTACGGGGGTTTTCTTCTATTCTTGCACCAACCGGCCCAGAATTATGAGCCTCACACCACGTTCATTCTGCTTATTCTTATTTCCCCACACTTGACGAACGTCAAAAAAACTGGTGCGATGAGCAAAATAACGGAAGCGGTTTTTGGCGTGTAAATGGACGGCAAATTTCCCTCCCGTGTAGCGGTTCGAATAGAAAAAGCGACCAATCGTTCTCGTAACGAGAGGTCGCTCTTGGATTCCAATGGTTCTCATAGAATTTACTTTTCCAGCTTCACCTTCTCCCCGTTCATAAAGCTATATTCGAGCGTATAAGCTCCATTCCTGACTTTGGATACTCGGATTTCTTCAACCGTAGCGGTAAACAGATCGTCGGAGAATACGATAGTCTCAGGCATCAGATCGGATGTTGCCTCAACAAACCGGAGGTGTTTTTCTCTTCTGGCAGTATTAGCTAGGATTACAGCGCCCGCTTCCTCAAGAGCCTTTTTTCGGTCTTGTATCTTTTCCATCATCTGCTTATGCTTTTTCTGGAATTCCTCAGAATCTGCCCACTTCTTCGATCCGCAGAATTCCTGCCGGAATTCTTCGAGGGCCGTCTCCAGGGCTTTCTTTGCCGCTTGGCGGGTGCTTTCCAGCTTCTCGGCCCGCCGGGCCTCTTCCTCCGGGCTCGGGCCGTGTGCGCCCTCTGTGGCGGCAACACGGGCCAGAACCTCCTCCAGCGCCTCGACGAAGTATAGCTTTAGGCTATCCTCCGGGATAATCGGCGTCTCGCAGGTATGGTTTTTGTCGTCATATCGATGATTACAATACCAGACCTGCTTCTTCCGCTGGATTTTATGCCCAAAGTACCCGCCGCAGTCAGCACAGATGATCTTCGTCGTGAACGGACTGTTATTGCATAAGCGCATCCGGTTCCGGCTACGTTTCTTCAGCTCCTCCTGAACCAGATCGAACACTTCCGGCTCGATGATTGCAGGATGGTGATTGTGGACATAGTATTGCCTCCTCTCGCCTTCGTTCTTCTTACTTTTCTTGGTTAAGAAATCTACTACAAAGGTCTTCTGCAAACAGGCATCACCCTTATACTTCTCGTTTGACAGGATGCTTTTAACCGTCGAGACTGACCACTTGTCCTTTCTGCCAGGGGTTTTGACGCCGCGCTTCGTAAGGATACCGGCGATATTATTAATCGTTTTCTCCTTCAGGAACAAATCATAGATTTCTCGGATGATAGCCGCTTCCTCCGGCACGATCTCCAGATTCCCGTCTGCGCCTTTCTTATAGCCAAGGAATTTGCTGTAGGGAACGTGAACCTTTCCGTCTTGCATACTTTTCTGTTTTCCCCAGCGCACGTTCTCAGATATGGATCGGCTCTCTTCCTGCGCCATCGAGCAGAAGACAGTAAACATCGTCTCCGCTTTCGCGTCGAGAGAGCTCATATGCTCTTTCTCGAACCGTACCTCAACGCCATGTTCTTTGAGCTCCCTGGTCGCAACCAAGGTGTCGACTGTATTTCTGGAGAACCTGGAAATCGACTTCGTTAGGATCAAATCTATCTTCCCAGCAATAGCGTCCTCCATCATCTTGTTGAACCCTTTCCTACGTTTTGTGCTCGTCCCGCTGATCCCCTCATCAGCGTAGACTCCCACGAACTCCCAATCCGGGTTGCTCAGGATATGTTGAGTATAGAAGCTGACCTGCGTTTCATAGCTATTCTGCTGTTCGTCCTGCTCTGTAGAGACGCGAGCATACGCCGCGACCCGTACCTTCTTGTGCTGTTCTTCTATCCCTACCAACCCAGTTTTAATGACCGGCTCGATCACGGTAATCGTTGGTTTATACGTCGTGTTCATGGTTACCCTCCTTCCTGCGTTTCGCTATCTCCAGCGATTTTTGTCTTGCGCGTTCTCTCATCTCTGGGGTCCAGCTCTTGCTCCGGCTTGGATTCTCCCAGGGAACTATTTCTACCTTGCCGTTCTTAAGAAAGAAGCGTAGCTTATTATCGGCTGCGCTCTCGATGGAGTCTATGTGGGCGAGAATCATCTCGCGAGTGAGTTCGGCGTTCTTGTCTATTCCGAGGACTTGCTTGGTTTTATCTATCAAGATGGATTCCCTGATTTGTTTAGCTGAGCAATACGTCTTTCCGATATCCATAAATGTTGAACAACGCCATACCAGGAAATATGTGTTCGAGGATTTCTCCCGCTGGTTCTTACAGCGATACAGCTTTCCACACTGCGCGCATCTAACCAATCCATAGAACGGGGAATCAACTCTTCTCTCGTTTGCTCCATCGTTCTGCGCTTGGCGAGCGATTATTTCCCGTTGAACCGCGTCAAAGATTTCTTTGACGATAATAGGTTCATGACAGTTTTCTACCAAGTATTGTCTTGCCTCGCCTCGGTTCTTTTTCTGCTTTTTAGTCCTGAAGTCCGGCGTGATTTTCTTCTGAAGCAGCATACTGCCGGTATATTTCTCATTGCGAAGCATCTCGTGGATTGTAGAAGGTCGCCACTTTGAGGTCAGGCTCGGTATTCCATCTTTGTTCAGGTTCCTTGCGATAACCTCTTTTCCCATACCGGACAAATATTCACGGAATATTCTACGGACAATCTCTGCTTCTTTCGGTATGACCTCCAAATGTTCATCAACCCATTTATACCCATAAATCCGGAAATATGTCGGCCTCCCTGCTTCAAAGTATTTTTGGATCTGCCAGCGCTTGTTCTCTGATGCCGAGCGAGCCTCTTCCTCGGCATACATAGCGAGGAGCGATAACAGGAGTTCGCCGTCCGCGCTATCTGCATACATGTCCTCTTTCTCAAACAGGACGTTGATGCCAAGAGCCTTAAGTTTCCTTGTCGCGTCAAGCAACGTCACGATATTTCTGGCAAAGCGTGTGACTGACTTTGTTACTATCAGGTCGAACTTGCCGGCGCGAGCGTCAGCCATCATTCTCTGGAAGTCAGGGCGATTATCCTTCGTACCGCTGATGCCGTTATCGGCATACATCCCGGCGTATATCCAATCCGGTTTCTCCGTGATATAATCCTTATAGTAATCAATCTGCGCTTCGAGGGAATGCTCAGCGGCGCCTTTGTCTGAGGAAACCCTGGCATACGCCACGACCCGTTTGATTCGGAATTCGGTAATTGTTGTTTGGGGGATTTGTTCGATAATCATAAGCCGGTTACCTCCTTGCATCCAAGGATACCTCTGGCAGGGCAGGAAGTCCAGCGTCTTTTTGGAGTCGTCCCGTCCCCGTAAATGCCACCGATTCCTTTGATGAATCGTTATGCTCATTCCAATATCGTCTGCGGCATTTGTCCGAGCAGAACTGCTTCCCGACACGGTTCCAGGGGTTATCGATCGGCTGACCGCATTGTTTGCAGATCTGAAGCTGAGCTTTCTCGACCTTGGTCTTCCGGGGGATAGTCGGCGTCTCTACACCCTTCCGGAAACAAACGGACTTGACGGTGTTGGGATTAAGTCCCATCACCTTACCAATCGTCGCATAGGAATAATTCTCGGTGCGGAGCTTTTTGATAATGTCTCGCTGTTGTCTATTAATAATTCTTCTTTTCTCGGTCATAATAGCCTCCTTTCTGTTAACGTGCTTGACCTTGATTTATTGTCAAATTTGTGTTTTAGCTGATTATACATATTGCCGAACGAAAATCAATAGCGATTTTGCTTAGAAATTACCCACCTAGGTGGGTAAAAATGAGCAAAAAAAGTCAGTCTCTTTTCTATAATACTGGCATTATTAAGCGTCAAAAATTGACTTGGAGATGGGAAGAAATATTGCTCCGGCAGCCTGCGCGTCCGACTGTGGACAGTATTACTGCCAAAGCAGTAATCAATCGCTTCCCTTAAAGCCGGAAATACCCGATTCTATGGGGAGAGTAGCGCAAAAGAAGTCATAGCGATTCTTCGTTCTAATCTTCGCCCCATTCTTCGTTGGATTCTTCAGGTTAGCGCGCCACGTAAAGGAGGGTTCCTTTAAATAGAAAATAGTCCGATTTGACGCGGAGAGAGGCGGAAAATATGTTGGCTCCTATCTTCAGGCGATGTTCCTCTGCTGGTTCTGACGTAGGTTCACCGTGTTTGGTTCATTCTCTATAAGTATTACTATGTTTTGCTGGGTTTTAGCTGGAAGTCAAGAGAGGAATGGTTTGTGTCGATATGACAATTGAGTAGATTGATATAAAAAGTTATTGATTCAAAACTTTTGGTTGCAATAACACACATAGTGTGATATAATAAGCGTAAGCAAAAAGAGGATTATTGAGGGGTGGTAATTATGGTAGCGAGCTACAAAAAACTATG